AGACCTAGACTTTATGCTCATCCCAGACAGATCTTTATATATTTTACAGAAGTTTGGTATAAAAGTAGATCAAAAAGAATTTTTAGCTATCAGATGTCATGATGGTGTGTTCGATAAAGCTAATGAAGCATACTTTTTCAGTAATGTAGAGTCTTCTAGACAGAAAACAGCTATAATATCAGTACTACACACTGCAGACTTCTTAGCATCCAAGGTAGAGTACGATATTTGGAAGAAAAACGGCGGAACCTCTACTCCAAACATAAAAAAGACAAATTCTTCCACAGGCAAGCGGGTAAATTCCTCAAAAGGCCTTACTAACATGTTAAAAAACCTATAATGGACATAAATCCTACACTATTTTACATAATTTCCGGAATATTAGTTGGAATTATATTTATTTTATCTTATATTATAAGAAACCTACTGTTAAAAGTAGAGAACTACGAAGATGTTACTATAAATCAAACACAGTATCTTCAAAATATCTCTAATTTAATAGGAGATTCTAAAAAGCACCTTAGTAAACTTGACGAAAGAGGGGTCTTTCAATCGGATGATGAGGTCGGTTATTTTTTTGAACAAATGAAACTAGTACAAAAAGAGCTAGACCGATATATGCTCCCCGAGAATTATGGCAAGAAAGAAGAGCAAAGCTAATTACTTTACAAAAGAAACAGAAGAGTATATAGTTAAATATAACGAATCCACTGACGGTGACTACCGAAACAGTATCTTTACAGAACACATCTATTACCCGTTTTATAAGTTAGCAGAGAACATTATACATACTTTTAAGTTTTACTACACAGATGTAGATAAAATTGAAGACTTAAAACATGAGATAGTTTCAATGTTGTTAGAGGAGAAGATTATGAAGTTTGATCCAACTAACGGCGCAAAAGCTTATTCATATTTCGGAACTATAGTAAAAAGGTGGTTAATCAACTATAATAATAAGAACTATAAGAACCTTAAAAAGATAGGTACTTTTGATGAAATGCAAGAAGGTTATAATCCTTCCCCCATTCCTAACGAAGAAGACGCAATTACATTAGGAGCATTTTTAGACATATATGTTACTGAAACTTATATGGTGTTAGAGGAGATATTCCCTAAAGAATCAGAAAGAAAGATAGCAGATGCCATACTTACTATATTTAGAACCAGACAGGATTTAGATATATTTAAAAAGAAAGCACTTTATATCTACATCAGAGAGATGACAGATTGTGAAACCCCTCATTTAACTAAAGTAGTAAATAAATTAAAAATTAAATACTACGAACTGTTCGAAAAGTATAATAATGTTGGACTAATTAAAACAAAGTTAGTTTAAATCTATTTATATGTAAAAGACTTATTATGGACAGTAGTAAAGAGATATTTAAAGGTAAATCGCTATCTGACCTTTTTGGTGAAATCTATGATAATTCTAAAGAGACTAAATCTCAGGTGAAAGCTCTAATAGGAGAATTAAAACCTCTTATAGAAAACATAGGAGATGCTACTTTGATAGTTCCTATGATTAAAGAGTATATGGAGATAGGAGTGAAGAATGATGAACATTTAATTAAACTAGCTACCGTAATACAGAGGTTAGAAGCTATAACAGCTAAAGGTGGTGATGGAGAAATGTTCGATTTTGAATCTCTACAAGGTCTTTTAGAAGAATCAGAAGAGATACAAGAAGACATTAAAAACGTATCAGAAGAAAGTGACGAAGAGTAATGGGTAATTTTAATTTTAGAACTGGTGGTGTTACTCCAAAAGGAAGTAATAGTAAAACTAATAGAGACTCTTTAGGTCCTGCTAGGGTTATAGATATTATATTGGACGATTCTCACCCTAAGTATAAAGAATACGATGGCACATCTGCTGTTGGAATGATACTTTACAGACTTATAAGTGAAGAAGGAAGTGATCCATCAGAAGACGGGGATGTAGAATACACAGGCCAAGCCTTCCCTATTAACCACCACTCTAAACTATTACCTTTAAAAAATGAAATAGTATTTTTAACAAAAGGACCTGATCCTTCTGTTGACGAAGGTTCTTCTGCAAGTAGAGTCTACTACACTACCCCTTATTCTATTTGGAACCATCCTCATCATAACGCTATCCCAGCTAAATCTTGGACAAGCAGTGATGTAAACATAGGTGACGGAATAGATATAGACGATAAAATAGCACCTCTTCAACCTTTTCCTGGAGATATGATACTAGAAGGAAGACTAGGACATTCAATCAGGTTTACAGGAGGTCTATCAGATAAATCCCCTTTTATAGAAGAGAGTAATAAAAATAAACCTTTAATCATATTAAGAAATGGTCAAAAAGAAACAGAAAATGGATTTGAGCATATAGTTGAAGATATTAACGAAGATAGTACTTCTATATACCTGACATCAGATCATTCTATACCTCTTACTTTATCTAATGATAAAAGAGATTCTTATGACGATAAACCAGATACTCCTGAGTCATATCAAGGAGCACAGCTTTTATTTAATAGTAATAGGTTAATTTTAAACTCTAAAGAAAGTGACATCCTATTATCTAGTCCAAAATCTATAGGACTAAACTCAAACACAGTAAATATAGATGGAAAAGACTATATGTGTATAGATGCTGATAAAATATACTTAGGGGTAAGAGCAAGAACAAATAGCGGTGCTAATAAACAACCTGCAGTATTAGGACATAGAATGGAAGCATTTATGCAAGATGTGCTGGATCAGCTTATATCTATGGCAAATGCAATGGCAGCAGCAAAAGTTACTGGACATAGTGCTATTCCTACCTTAAACTTAAAAGGTAATTCCGCAAAAATTATTCTCAAACAGTTAAAAAGACAGCTTAATCCAAAAGGAGGTAGTAATTTAAAATCCAAAAAATTATTTATTGAATAATGCCGTGTACTATACCTCCATCTAATCTAGCGCTCTTTGTAGCGAAATATCTTGCAAGACTAGAAGCTTATATTATAGCTAAAGTTTATGAAGAAGTGAATAAGATTATCGAACAGATAATGGGGCAACAGTGCCCACCGGTAGAGGAATTAAAAAAACTACTTGCTATTAGAGACAACTTACTTAATATGATAAACGGGTTGGAAAAGAAAATTGAACCGGTTAATAAATTCGCCGATGTTTTAGAGCCTCCCATACAAGCAGCAAAAGCTACAGTGCTTATACTAGAACAGATACCTATGCCAACTACTATAGGACCTCCACCTACTGGAGGACCCTCAGATATAGGTGGTATAATTTTCTCTATTACTGTTGGGGCTCAAAACAGATTTGCTCAATTACTTAACATAGCGTGTAAAATAGTTGAACTCTTAATGGACGACGTACAAGCCATTAGATCTCTTACTTCTATAAGTATAGAAGGACTAACACCGGTGAAAGAAAAGCTACAAAGTATTGACTTAAAATTATTTGAGTGTGTAGAAGCACTCCCGGATAATCAAAAAGCAGAGGTACTAGCAGCTATAGAAAACTTACCATCTAATTCTGGCTTAGGCTCAGGTAATACAGATGGAAAAGGTAAATATTTTTATAAAGATTACGCAATAACAATCCAAGAAGATAAAAACTCTCCTGGATTTGCAAAAAAGAGGTTCGCTCAAGTAGAAAATGATAGAGGAGTTGTAGTAATGAGAGGACCTTCTTCATTTAGTTCATCAACAAGAGTGTTGATAGACGAAATAAAATTTAGAATTAACAATCAACTTCCATAACTTAACTATTTATTAATATGAAACTAAATCAATTACGTAAAATTATACGCGAAGAGGTTAGATCTGCTGTTAAGGAAGAGTTACAGGACATCCTTAACGAAGCAGTAAAAAATGCTAGTACACCAACTGTTCAAAAAGTAGCTGAACATAAACAGGTAAATAGCACAGTACCAACACCATCTCCTACCAACCCAGTGGCTGGGAATAAAAGTATAAACGAGATGTTAAAACAAACTGCTGATGGTATGACTAACGAAGACTTTAAAACAGTCTTTAACGGGACATCAGATATGGTACAAGGTATGCCAAATATGGCTACTAGTATGGCAAGTCAAATGGGAATGAGCAACACTCAACCAGGAATGGATATATCCCAGTTAGACTTTGTTAAAAAAGCAGGGCAAGTATTTAAAGCCTCTAATGAAAAAGATAAACAAAGAGCAGGTATAGTATAATATGGCATTCGAAGCGAAGAAAATAAATCCATTAGATTTACAACCTAGAAAGGCTGTAGGCGTAGCTATACCTTTTTCAGGTAAGGCTGTATTTAATTCTACGTACGAAACTAAAGAAGCTATTAAATCTAATTTAATAAACTATATCTTGACAGGTAAAGGCGAGAGATTCCATAACCCTGGTTTTGGTTCTGGTATCCGAAATTTGCTCTTTCAAAATATAAATCGAGAAAATTTAACTGATTTAGAATTTCTAGTAAGAGACGCTTTACAAACTTATTTTCCTAATTTAGAAATATTAAATTTAAATCTAATAGGAAAACCTGATTCAAACTTAATTAGCTTTACTCTAAATTTTAGAATAGTTGATACTCAAGTTGAAGATGAGATAACAATAAATTTTGAACAATAATGGCTCAAGATATTAATATACAATACACAGATAAAAACTTCTCTAACCTTAGAGGGCAGTTGATAGAGTTAGCTAAGAATTATTTTCCTGATTCATATAATGACTTTTCCCCTACCTCTCCAGGTATGATGTTTATTGAAATGTCTGCATATGTTGGAGATATGCTTTCATTCTACCAAGATAGTCAACTACAAGAAACATTTTTACAGTACGCCCAAGATCCAGGTAATTTATACGCTATGGCCTACATGATGGGGTATAAACCAAAACTCACCACAGCATCTACCGTTAATGTAGAGATTAAACAGAGAGTAGCTGCATCAGGGTCTAATTACTTACCTGATTTTGATCAAGCAATAGTAATAAACGAAAACGGAACACTATCAGCAGGAACACAAAAATTTATCATACAGGAAAGAATTGATTTTGCATTTTCTAGTTCTTATGACCCTACCGAAACTGTAATTTATAGTGTTGATTCTAACGGTAACCCAACAGAGTACGAATTAACAAAAAACACAGTAGCACAATCAGGAGAGATAGTATCTGAAAACTTCACTGTAGGTAATGCTTCTAAATTTTTAACTTTAGCAATAGACGATAGTCAAATCATAGGAGTTTTAGATATAACCGATAGCGACGGAAATACATGGACAGAGGTACCGTTTTTAGGTCAAGACACTGTATTTACAGAAGCTCTAAATACCGGTGATAATGCAAACGAAGTGCCATACCTACTAACCGCTACTAAAACAGCTAATAGGTTTGTTACTAGGTTTAACTCTAATGGTCAACTACAAATACAATTCGGCTCTGGGATGTCAACATCAAACGATGATACATTCCTACCTAATCCAACTAATGCAGGTTCAGGAACTAATCAAGGAGTAAGAAGAACAGATTATGCATACGATCCCTCTAACTTTTTATTTAGCTCAGCATATGGTAATTCACCATCTAATACAACACTGACTGTAAGGTACTTAAGAGGTGGTGGCATAGAGTCTAACATTGGTTCTAATACACTAGTAGGGCAACAATCTATAATTACATCTGCTACAGATACTACGTACTTAAACACGTTAAGTTTTAACAACCCTGAACCAGCAGTAGGAGGTAAAGATGGAGATACTGTTGAAGAAATAAGACAGAACTCTCTAAGATCTTTTAACGAACAGGGAAGAATAGTAACAAAACAGGATTATGCTTTTAGAGCTATGACTCTTCCTACAACCTTAGGTTCTATAGCTAAAGCATTTGTAACTACAGATGCAGATATACCTTCTAGTGATACTAACGTTTATAACCCTTTAGGAGTTTGTTTATATGTTTTAGCATATGACAATAATAAGAAATTAGTTCAAGCTAAAGCACAATTGAAAAATAACTTAAAAAAGTATATAGGACAGTTTAAATCTTTAACAGATGGCTGTACAATAAAAGATGCTTTTGTTATTAATATTGGAGTTAAGTTTGAGATAGTAGCTCTACCTAATTATAATTCAAGAGAAGTTATACTTAAATGCACAGAAGCATTAAAAGAACATTTTAATATAGACAGATGGGCTATTAATCAACCTATTAATCTTTCTACAATCTATACCTTATTAGATAGGGTAAAAGGAGTTCAAACAGTACAGGATATTAGAATAGAAAGTAAAGTAGGAGGTAATTATAGTACTTTTGATTACGATATTGAAGGAGCAACCAAAAGTAATATAGTATATCCTTCTTTAGATCCAATGATATTTGAAATAAAATACCCTAATAACGATATAAAAGGGAGAGTAACAACATTATAATATGCCAGTAATAAAAATATTTCCGATAGAAGATACTTTTCTCTCAACAGAAAAACCTTTAGCTAATCACGGTAAAGATGAAATGTTGGAAGTTGGAGGGTACAAAAAAGGCGACGGCGGGGAAACTTTACGTTCTCTTATAAAATTTGATAAAACTGAAGTTGAAGCAGCTTTTAACGCTCTATCAGTATCTGCTGATGCTAGAACGGTAAATTTAAAAGCAGGTTTAGCGTATGCTAATGAACTTCCTCATTCATTTAAAATCTTTATGCACCCTCTATCTCAATCATGGGACCCAGGAACAGGTAAATTTGGAGATACCCCTAATAATACTTCTGGGTGCAGTTGGCAATACACTAAAGCTGGTTCAACCACTCAATGGGTTACTTCTAGCTTTGCAACAGGAGTCACAGCATCTTATGAAGACGAAATTAAAGGAGGCGGTACCTGGTATACAGCTTCTGTATCTCAAAGCTTTAACCAGGCTTCAGACTTAGATTTAGATATAGTATGTACTGAATTTTTTAATACCGATTATACTAATGATGTTTACGGAAATAACGGATTTATTTTGAAACTAGAAGACCAGTATGAATTCAATGCTTCTTCTTCTATAAGACTTAAATACTTTAGTAGTGACACTAATACTATATATCCTCCACATTTAGAAATTAGAACAACTGCTTCCCCTACATACACAGGAAGTCTACCAGAAATAACAGATTCTGAATTTATATTATCGGTAAGAAATAATAAAGGAGAATATAGCACCGCTAATAATTACAATTTTACAGGAGATAAACAAAGATTTAGATTACATTGTAGACCTAAATACCCCACAAGAACCTTTACAACTTCCTCTGCTTACTTAAGTAATTATGTACTCCCTACTGGTTCATATTGGGGATTAAAAGATGAAAACACAGAAGAGATGTATATTGACTTTAGTGCAGGAACATATATAGCTCACGATAATACTAGTATGTATTTTGACATGTTTATGGATGGCTTACAACCAGAAAGATATTATAGAATTTTAGTAAAAACTGAGGTAGATGGATCAACATTAGTTATTGATTCTAACGAAGTATTCAAAGTAGTACGTAATGGCTAAAAAAGTAGAAATAAAAAAGACTGTATTTGACCGAAGAGGTTATAAGGGAGTCATAGATAATAAGTTTAAGTTTTTCAAAGAACTTGAACCTATTGTTGACCCCGATACTGTCGAAGAGCTTTTTAGATTATACGATAAACTTTACGCACTAATTCCCATAGAAGGAGAAGATAACTCACATCAGTACCTTGTTGAAAGAAGTAGTGAGTTATACCAAATTGATACTCAATTAGAAAGCATACAACCTTTGTTAGATGAAGTAGCTTCTTTGAGAAATCAACTGTTAGAGAATAACAGACGTATACTAGAATTAGAAACTCAACTAGCAGGCGGCGGAGAATTAGACTTCGCATCAGCAGAACAAATGCAACTCTTAAAAACTCAATTAGAAACCGCTAACGCCACTATAGCTACTTTAGAACAAGCTAATACTATAGCAAATAAAGCAACAGAAGAAGCTGCCAAAGCTTCTGCCAAAGCAGCAGAAGAAGCTAAAAAAGCAGCACAACAACAAGCAGCTCAAGCCGCTGTAACTTCTGGAGCAGCATTTGAGCAAGGAGCTAATGAAATAGTTGATTTAATGAGAAATAAAACTAGGAGTAATCTTTCATGGGCTAAGAGATTCTTAGAAAAACCTAGTAACTATTACCGACAGATAGACCGTAGAAGAGGTAGAAATAGAAACTACAGAGGGTACGGTAATCACTCTTGGTTCCGTCAATCTGATGCTGGAAGATTCTGGTGGTTATTCACAGATGAAGAAACCGCAGAAGCTAGAGAATACTACTCAAACAGAAGAAGAAGAGGTTTTAGATTTCGTCAACCTAGAGACTTTACTTACTTTATACCTAATTCTAAAAATCAAGCAGGAGATATGACTTTAGATTACTTGGTAGACGAATTAAAACAAGCAGGGTATAAAGCACAAGAAATGAAATTAGCATTTGAAAAAATATCTAATTTTAAAAATAATGTAAGAACAAGAATCATCACTTATAAGGATAAAGATAGAGAAGATGAACTTGGTTATACTTTTATAGATTAAAAAATGGCTAGAGTAAAATATACATTACTAGATAGAGAATATAATTCTATACCCGAAAACGAAACCTATGCGTCGTCGGATGTTAATCTTATTGACAGTTATCAAATTAATAAGAACTACAACCCAGATCTTAATTATATCGAGACTCACTTTTATTCTCTAACCAACGAAAAGATATTCTCAGTTTACGACTACAATATATCTACAGATGTTGGAACAGATAGTGAAGGGAATATTACTAATTTAAATTTACAGCCTGAAGAGATTTCCGCAGAAAACGGCTTTACAGGTGTCGATCATAAAATTGTATTCCATTTCTTAAATGATTTATATTCAATAGGAAGTGGAAAACAGGAATTTTTTATTAACAGCATATCACAAGACCGTACTGAAGTGTTACTTTACACTGAAGATCTTGATGCAAACAGATTAATAAATTTTACAGAAAAACTAAAAGAGCAATTTAATTCATCTAATTATTTTGAAGAATTTTGGTTAAATTTAGGAGACAATGATTTATTTATTGTAACTAATATAGACGTATATGAGCTAGATGATAAGTACACTGTAGCTTTAAAACTATACGAACCTCTCCCTAAAAAGTTCAATAATAAACAAGGAGCTCAATTAGTAGAGAAAGTAAGTGATTCCTGTGTTGTAGAGATTCAGGTAGAAGTAGAAGAAGATCCTGAGGTTTTTCCTACCCTAAAAGGTGCTAATTTTAATATTGAATTAGATTCTAATGGAGCTACACCAACAGAGTACTTTAATTACGATGAATTATTTAGTTACTCTACCCTTAATTCTAATAGAGAGATATTTTCTTACCTGAGTGAAAAAAGCGTTAATATAAACATAGATTACTCAGAATATACAAACTTTATAAACTTCTCTTCTGCTAGTGAAAGATTAAGGAACTTTAGATATAAACTTCAACTCCTTCAATCTTACGAAGGTAGTAAACTAGCTATCGATAATGCTACAGATACCCAAGCACTATCAAGTAGAGATAGGTATGATACGTTAATAAAAGGGATCCTAGATAACTTTGACCATTACGAAAAGCATCTATATTATGAAAGTGGTTCCTATACATGGCCGAAATCTACAACAGCTAAACCACATACTAATCTACACACAACCTCATCAGAAGCTATAAACTGGTATAACAATCAATTAACTAGTGCCTCTAACTACGATACCTCTAATTACGGAGTATTAACAAACACACTACCTTCTTATATATCAGAAGATACTAAGAATAATCCTGCCTTACTTTTTGTAAGTATGATTGGACAACATTTTGACAACCTTTGGATTTATACAAAAGCTATCACAGATAAGTACGATGCTGACAACAGACTAGATACAGGTATATCGAAAGATTTAGTTAGAGATACATTAAAAAGTTTTGGCACAAAATTATATAACTCAGTAGAAGGTTCTAATGATCTATTTAAGTATCTTATAGCAGACACATACGATAGCGGTAGTAGTGAAGAAAGGATTAACACTTTTTTAAAAGTACCTAATATTCCTTCAGATTCTCAACCTATATCTAGACAAGATTATGAAGGGGAAGTTTATAAGAGGATATATCATAACCTTCCTTTCCTACTAAAAAGTAAAGGAACTGAAAGAGGTTTAAGAGCATTAATAAACTGTTTTGGTATACCCTCAGACTTCCTTAAGATTAAACAATACGGAGGTGATAGTTTAGAGTCTTCTAAGTTCTTCGGGTTTGATAAACCTAATACTTCTTCTGAGAATAAGGTAAAATATGAAACTAGAGCAAGCGGTTCAGTAGGAAAGGTATTAACAAAAGATAAATCTATACAAAAAGAAGAAAACGAAATCACAAGAGATATTCATAGGTTAGAAGTAGGTTTTTCACCCGCTGATAGTATAAATGAATATATATTATCGCAAGTACCTTCTGATTTTTCCGTTGATGATTATATAGGTGACCCTAGACAAGCATATCAACCAGCTTATAAAGACTTAGATAAAAGAGCTAACACTATACTACAAGGACTTAATCGCTTTGAGCTTAACGATTTTGTACGTTTATTAAAGTTTTACGATAATGTAGTATTTAAAATGATAAAAGATTTTGTACCTGCAAAAGCAACACTAGATACAGGTATAATTATCAAACCTCATTTGTTAGATAGATCAAAAGCTAAAACTCCTAAAATGTCAGGTACACGTCCTGAATTTGAAGCAGAAATAGATACTGCTTTTATAACAGGATCTGCAGGAGGAGCTTATCAAACAGCTAAACCTCTAGTAAAATTTGAAAAGGACCTAGAACACCCTTGGCCTCAATCATTAGGAGGAGTAAGTGATTTTCAATTTAAACCTGATTTTTCAAACCCTACAGCTGCCAACCCGGGTGAGATAGTAGTACATGGTACTAAGTTCTACCACCCAGACGGTACTTTATATACATTCCCTGACTACTATAGAACAGTTTATACGCCATACGAAGGAAATGTAAGTACTGATATGGATTTCTATATAATGTTTACTTCTGAATCAGTTGCGGATAGATTTAGCTTTAACGACGGACAAGGCGGCTCAGACAATTTAAATTTTGCTCACCCTCATTTAGTACCTATAGACTATAGTCCACATGGACAAAATAGCTGGGTAGCTAGAGATAATTTAGGTAGTATTTCATCTTCCTTTACACCATTAGCTACAGATGTGATAATAGCAGGATTTACCTTATCAGCTGATACAGACGATTTAAGTCGCTTTACCAACTATACTAAACCTCTAGATAAAATAGTACCTGGAATAAAGTCTACTCTTTACAAAGAAGATATAAGAACTTTAACCGGATCAGTAGTAAAATGGGTAGATGACGATTCTCCAAAGATTAACGGAGAATTAGGCGGTTCAGAAATAGAAGTAACAGATGGAGAATTAAATAAATTAAACTCATTTAAACAAGTTAATGTCCCAGCTCTTAATTTTGATATAGTGCCGTTAGAAGAGAGTAGTAACGTAACATACACTTCTTTTCAACTTGACCCTACACCAAATAACGATGCTACAGCTTCATGTGCTACAAATAACAGTAGAAATACCTACTACCACAGTGGCACAGGAACTTACCCTTTGACAGTTGGTGATTTTGTATTTTTAGATATTAGCGGTAATACTACTTTCAATATTAGCTCTGCGGATAAATGGTTTAAAACAGATAACGGCTACTCTATACTTCTTGGAGGAACAGGAGGTTCAGGTGCCGACATAGGTAAGGTATTACAGGTAGAAAATTGTTCTCAATTTGATTCAACACCACCTACAGGCTACACAGCAACATGGATGACGGATACTATCAATGCCGCTAATAAAGCAACAGTACCTTTTCAAATATATAACGGCGAATTAAACTCTACATATGAAGCATCAGCTTCGTTAGCATCAACACCAGGTACTATAGTAACAGCAACCGGTACCATAACTAATGCAGCAACTCAATCCGCTACGTTAAACACATCAGGACTAGGAGACGGAGTAGACGTACTTTTAGATGTTAGATTAGTAGACCCTAGTGGTAACCAAGGAGCATACGCAAGTGCACCATCTCATCCCTCAGCTGGATTAACCGCAAGTTTAAAAGATACCACAGTTCCATCTGCAGATAGTGTAAAGTTTTATAATAGTGCAAACTACTCTATAGAAGCTACAACCACTAATACAGCTAACTTCTATATACGTGTAGCAAACATACCTAATAATGAAAAAGGGACAGCATATCTAACTCTATCCTCTAGTGGCGGCGGGACGAACTATACACTTTCAACTGCATACAATAATACGGTTTCTTATTCACCAAATATAGATTATATAGTTAGTAGCTATGTTCACTCACTTCCAAATGGTACTATAACTGCTACTGTATCATTTCAAGATGAAGCTGGTAATTCAAGTACTTCAAATTTAACTGATACTATAGTAATGAACGTTCAAGTTGGATACATTTTTGGAGCATCTTCTGTTAGTAGGAGTAGCCAAACTAAATCGTATACAATCACTGCTACACCATCAACCCTATCTTGGAATTTAACTGAAAACCAATCATGGAGCTCAGTATCAACTACAACTCGTACCGGTACAGGTTTAGGTAGTACAAGTGTCTATTTTAGCTATAATAGTAGTAGTTCAACTAGATATACAACACTCACCTTAAGGACAGGAACGAGTATAGGAAACGGAACTATTTTAAGACAGTTAACAGTAGCACAGTCAGGAACAACCTCATCAGGAGGTACCGGTGGATGTGTTGCCCCTGACGTTAACATCCGTATGGGTGACGGAACTGAGAAAAAAGCATCTGAGATAAAAGTAGGAGATGAAGTACAAACTAGAGATGAAAAAACCTTAGAGGTTGTTAATGCTTTAGTTAAAGAAGTAAAGTGGTTCTTAAGTGATAGAATCAAGGTTTATGTTGGGGATAAAGAAATTGTAGTTTCCCCTAAACATAGATTTTATGTAGACGATGTTAACGACTATGTAGATGCGGATGAATTAAAGCAAGGAAACAAACTATCTAAATTAGAGTTTAAAAAGTTTGAAGAATACGAAGCAGGTGAAGTTATTCAAATCTCAGTTGAAAAAGCTAGTACATATATTTCTAACGGAATTTTATCTCACAATGCTAAGTCAAGAACTGAAATTACAGACGCTTTTCAATAATAATTAAAGTGAAAGTATTTATAATAAAATAGAATTATGCCAAGTCAAGGAGTATTTGCAAATATAAGTCCAGATAGCGGATCTATTAGAGTTTTATACAAAACTATAAATGGACAAGATTATATTAAAGCTCTAACAGTATCTAACAAAGATGAAAATGGAGACGATATTGCTTTGTCTCTTAATGAACTTCAAACTATAAATATTCCTCTAACAGGTTCCGGCGGCGCAGTTGCTTTAGACGCTATTTCTATTAACGAAAAAAGCGGTTACTTTTTTATAGACGTTCAAGATAAAGTAGTAAACACTATATCAGGAAGTTTAAATGCTAATGTAGCTCTTACTCCTTACCTAACAGAAACATTTTTCTATAATAATTATAACGCTTTAATATCGAATGCTGAATTATCCAAAACAAGTAACATAAGGTTTGATGTAGATAGAACTGGTGGAAATGTAAAACCGAAAAATTTTAATGCTATAGCTGGTTTTGGAGAGATGATATTTAGTATGAATTATGAAGATATAGATGGTAACCTAATACCTTTTGTTCAAGAAAGTGATTACAACACTACTACTCAAAACACTAAAGGAGCATTAACGTCTTCTGTAGAGTCTTTTATAAATAACAGAGATTTGTACCTAAGAGTTTTAGAACCAGACCTAGAAGAAGCATTATCGTTTCCACAAGTATCTTTATTGGACGTTCAATTAACAAAAGATAATACCACTATAACAAATGTTCTATATAATCTACAAGCAGAATCCACTTTAAAAATACAAGTAGATGATAACGAGAATTTTACTAATGCAAACGGACATCGAACTACTCAAGTTATTGCAAGACAGGTATTTGATGCTGGAGAATTAAACTACGAATATACACCCTTTACAGAGTATATAGCTTCTGGTAGTTTTAATAGTGGAGAAATTTTTGTAAGAGTAAAGCAAGAAACAGTTATTACCGGTTTTAACTCAACAGTTCCTAAAAGAACTATAAACATAAGACCTTTTCTATCTAGTGATACTAACAGCAGTGTTGATTTTTTAAGAGTTACTCAATACTTCACAGATCAAATACCATATGCTCTACCTGCCCCAGTGCAGGATTCAAACTACTCTGATACAGGGTTAATAAACTCTAGATATAATGGAACAAAAACAACATCTGCAGACTACGGAGGTATAGATCCTGCTATTAGTGCAACAACATTCGATGCAAAAGAGTATAGGAAAGATGAAAATACTGATTTTATATGTTCTCAATCATTAGCAGAACGTGGTGAATTAGAAAAATACTTATTTGTTGGATCTGGTGATTTACCCGTATTAAAAAGTACCTCAGTAGGGACTATTACGGGCGCTTCAACAATGACAACTTCGATAGGTTCAGGTCAAAATGTTATCACCTCAACTACAGATACTTCTTTTATAGTTAGAGGTCTTCCTGATATTTTGAATACTCTTCAAGTAGGAGAGCTAATTACACTTAGTAGCGGGAGTAATACAGAAACAGTACAAATCACAGCTATACTTCCTACCATTAATTCAATATCTAATTTATTTCAGTTAAGCTCTAAAGAGCTCCAAGTATCTAGAGGAGCATTAGGTACTACACCACAAGCCTCATTTGCGGAAGGAACTATTGTAGCACGGTTTAACGGAACTAGGTTATTTAAATTTGATAAAAGTAGAACTATATCTGTTAATGATAAACTGCTATGGGTAAAGGAAAATAGAACAGTAATAACCACAGATGATAAAGGATTTGTAATTTCCACGCTCACCTGCAATGTATAATTATAATAAAAGTCTAAAACAATATATTTATATAATATAAAACAAAGTTAGAAAAATGGGATACTTAAATAACTCAGTCGTAACAGTCGACGCAATCTTAACCAAAAAAGGTAGAGAGCTATTAGCTAGAGGAGATGGCTCTTTCCGAATCACTCAGTTTGCTTTAGCCGATGACGAGATCGATTATACTCTGTATAATACATCACACCCATCCGGTTCTGCATACTATGGAGAAGCAATCGAAAACATGCCATTACTAGAAGCATTTCCAGATGAAACTCAAGTAATGAAATATAAATTAGCAACACTTCCTAGAGGTACTGCAAAACTACCTATTATAGAAGCAGGGTATGCATCAATAACTTTAAAGCAAGGCGCTTCTTTAACTATTACTCCTCAAACATTAAACTTTTTAGGAACATCTCAAGCATTTGAATCAAGCGGATACACAGTAACTATTGCAGACGTAAGACTTCTTTCTAACTTTACAGGTGTAGGTATTAATACTGCCGATGCTGAAAGGCTAAATGAAACTACCTCTTTAGGTACAAACGTTTCTAAGACTGTAATTGGTACTTCTATCAACCTAACAGGAACAACAATTAATACATTATATGGAGCCTCTAGTAGCGTTTTAACCAGTACAGTCACTATTATTGGTAGAGATAGTGGAGCTAGAATTACAATTCCTATAACAGTAACTAAAACAAACTAATAAGATATGTCATTTAAACAATTCGACAACGAAGACGTAATAGTAAGTGCAGATTCCATATCATCTACCGTATGGTCAACAGACACTTATGAATTAACTACTTTCGAAACTTCTTCAACACAAGAAGCTGCAAGTAGTGGAGACTATTATTTAAACATATATCAAACAGGTTCTGATGAATCGAACGCATCAGTTCAATTTTCAATTGCATACGCCAACGCTGCCGGAGTAGGGTCATCTCCTTATAACGCTAACGTTGCAGGGAAATCTCCAACCTCTACAATATACGGCCAGTACAGATCACTGGTATTAGGAGATGAAGATTCAGATTTCTTATTTGGAGGAGTTCCTTCAACAAAGGGATTTTATGCAATTTCGATTGATAGAGCAAGATATAAAGAAAAATTATTACCAGGTACTTTTAACTTAGTATTAAATGACGGATCTACTGCACTAGCTTTAACCGACAACAGCGGTCAAACTTCGACAGTTACCTATACCGATGCAGGTAGAGTATATGAAATTATAACTGGATCAAATGGAGTTGCTTTTGATAGTGGTACAGGATTCTCCAGTGCTGGTAGTTATATCGCTTCTTTTGGAAAGTTTTTACCAGATGTAGGTTTAATACTTTTAAATGGTCAAGCATTAGACAACCACCTACCTAACTTAAACTTTTCAACTTCTTCAACTGCTGGAAATGGAGAAAATAATGGAGTTTTATACGAAGCTATAGATACAGGAAATTCATTTAAACTTAACTCTGAAGAAACTATATCTTCAAATTATGTGTTTGTAAGGGTAAGAAACGGAGAGTTTAATTACTCTAACAACCCTTCCAACATAACAGGTTCAGGAGAATTAAGACATAATTCAATGGTTAATAATCCACAGGCTTATATTACTTCTGTTGGGCTATATAATGACAGTAACGACTTATTAGGGGTAGCAAAATTATCTAAACCACTATTAAAAGATTTTACTAAGGAAGCACTAATAAGAATCAAACTTGATTATTAATGAATGGCTGCTTACAAAAAACTAAAAAAAGAAGATTCATACTTAACATCGTATGTAGCTCATAAGACTTTTTCTATAAGTGGGAGTCAACATGATGAATACGGAGTAGAAACTTACGTTGGAATTTCAGGTTCTGGAGAATGGTTAGCTTCTGAGGGGGATAAAAGACTCGGAGGCACAGACTACGAACACTACACAAGATTAGTTTATAATAGCATCCACCATTTATATTATGCAGGGTATAACGATTCAGGTATGCCTACTACCAGCTCTAATGAAATGTCAGGTTCTGCCTACGACAACTACATACAAAGTTCATACACAGCAAACCAACGGAGAGCACAAGATTCTTTTACAGTAATATCTATACCACAGAACCTCTTTGGAGCGTATATAAAACCCGGTAGTGTTAGTTTAGCACCACCAGCATCAGTTTCATCCTCAAACTATATGTTTGACTCAGGTAACCCAACAGATGAATACGTATCAGAAAGTTTTGCAGAAGAAATAGATACACTGTATGGAGGCGCTGAAGAACTACAAGATGATGAATATGTAGAAGATGAAGAAACGTATATCAATGAAACTGAAGAAGAGTTTGTAATTCCAGGATTTGATGATTATAAGACTACTTTAATAGACGATAAAAACGGGAACTTAATTCTTTCTGCATCACAACCTCAAAGAATCGTAGGTAACATAATATATTCACACGGTTTAATCGTAATATCTAACCCAGTAGTAGGAGCATACTTTGCAAACTATTTTTCTGGTAGTTTAACTTGGCAGTCATCTCAACCTATTTATACATATAATTACCATTGCCCTATAAAGGAAAATGAATTTAATTTCTCTCTAAATCCATCTGCCTTATCTGATAAAAGCGGATCTGTAGCAGATAATATAACCGGAAGTTATTTCAATCCTTATTTTACAACAGTGGGATTATATAATGATGCAAATGAGTTAGTAGCAGTTGGTAAAATGGCACAACCTACTCCTATCTCAGACAATAATGAAACAACAGTAGTCGTAAAACTAGATATTTAACCATGGCAATAACATTAAGAGCAAATAAGAACGCTGCTTTAACTTACGAAGAACTGGATCTTAACTTTCATAGTTTCTTCTACTCAGCTTCTATTTCTTCCGATTTAACTCAATTGAGCTTACATTTTACTGGAAGTAATTTACAAGCTGCTAGTGCAGTAAACATTCCTTTGAATCCCTACACCGGTTCTGATCCTCAAGTAGCCGGTAATATAGGTGAATTACAATTTAAATCAGGTAACACTACTTTCGGTGGAGCAGGTGAAGTTCACTACGATAATTCAACAGGAGTAGATGCTTTAGTTATTGGAGCAACAACAGCAGAATCAGGAGATAAGCTTAGAGTAGAAGGTGGGAGATTAGTTGTTAAAGATACAAGTTTTCACTTAGCTAGTGGTGCAGTTTCCTCTTCTTTTTCAATGGGAGGAACAACAAAAGATCTTACTATAAGAAATTCTTTCGCAGACGATAACGCAGATATCATTTTTGAAACTAATAATGGAGATGAAGTTATTAGATTAAAAGGAGATGGTACTGTAACACATAAAGGGTCTAACGCAGCTTTAGGAGATTTTGTAATTAGCGGTAGCGTAATATTTGGTAAAACTCACGAAGATTTATATAGATCAAAACTCTTTACATGGGACTCAGGTAATAGCAGAATCCATAATTCAGCCGGCTCTAATGATTTATTAGACGGTAATGAAAGAGGAGTTATAGTAGAAGGTCCTCAAACAGGACATGTAGTTGTAGGAATACAATCATCTACAGGTAAAGAGGCTTTTTCTGTTATATCTGGGCCTCCAACATCAAGTCAGGAACCTACTCATAATAAGTTAGTAGCGAGTTTTAGAGCAGACGGACGAGTAGGATTAGGTACATCTGAACCAGCAACTGGGTACACATTAGGTGTAGTTGGTTCTATATCTGGATCAGGAGGATTAAACATTGCAGGAAACACAGTTGTAACAGGATCAATAACTACTAACGCTACCCTAAATGTTACCGGCGCATCAACTCTTTCAGGTACAGTTACAATGGGTTCTGTTGCAGATGCAGCGTCCTCTAGTAACTATAACTTCTTAGTTAGAGAAACAAACGGTAATATAACAAAACAAGTTAATGCAGCACCAATACCCACAGGAGGTATTATTATGTGGTCAGGCACTATAGCAAATATCCCATCAGGTTGGGAACTATGTGACGGTGAAAACGGCACACCAGATTTAAGAAATAAATTTATAGTCGGTGCTCACTCAGACTTAAGCGGTATTGCTAAGTCTAGTGTGGAAGGTTCTTCTACCTTTAATCAGACAGGTGGCGATGTAAATCATAATCATGGTAGTTCTACCGGTAATACATCATTATCTACTAACCAAATCCCAGCTCACCAACATACTTATAAAGATTCTTACTATATAGAATATAATAACCCAGGTCAAGGAGCAGGAGGAACAATAGGTGGGGCTGATTATGTTTCTACCAAATATAAAGGTAGTGGCGATAGTGATGGAGATAATGATTGGGTATACTGGAGAAACGGTACAACTAATGCAAATACAACATCCAATGCATCTCACAACCACAGCATTACCAGTAATAACCACTTACCACCATATTTTGCTCTAGCTTATATTATGTATACGGGCTAATAAGCGAATTGGAGCGTATTTATAATAAAGGACAGATAGAATGGGTTTAACTTTTAGAGACGAGAAAGGTGCTCCTCTAACTCACGAGGAATTAGATGCTAATTTTAGGTCGTTTTTCTTTACAGCTTCGTTTAGTGATAATAATTTAACACTACAAAGAAAAGACGGTACTAGTATTAATGTACCTGTAGGTGGACAAGCATTTGCCGATTTTCAAGCAAATGGTGGATCTATTGGAGACGTTTTTATAGCAGATAGCCAAATTACCGGTAGTAGAATGATTATCGACCTATTTAATGGTCAATTCTACGACAAGACTAAAGCCATGAACTCAGATGGAGGCGGGCTTTCTTCTGATGAATGGTATATCGATTTCGATCCTAGTGTAACTGCACCTTATTATGTACACTTTGGTTCTAACTTTGCCATATCATCAAGTGGGTTATTACATGCCTCAGGTGCAAGAATAGAAGGGGATATAACTGCATCATCCGGACTTATTGGTGGTTTCAGTATTACTCCACATTCTATTCACGGCCCTACCTTTTTAGGTACTCCTACATTTTATATCTCAGGCGCAGCAGAACTAGACGATCACTTTATTTCAGCTTCTAACTTTAGTTTAAAAGGAAGTGGTGACATTACAGGTTCAGCAGTAAGATTTACTGGGGGTAGTATTGCTGGTTGGACTATTAGTAGTACTAAATTACAAAAAGGAGATAATATAATATTAGATGCTGCCAACGAAAGTATATCTATTAACAGTTCTACATTTGGTAATCAAGGAATACAGTTAGAATATAACGAAGGTACTCCGAGATTTTATGTAGGTGATGGAGATAGTAGCTTTGTAGAATTTGACGGTAGTGATGTATCGGTTGCTACCAAACTTTTAGAAATATCTGCTTCTAATATAGAAATATCTTCAACGGAGGCTTCTATGTCACTTGGCGGAGGTAGTATAAAACTACTAGGCGCTTCTTCTGCTATAGAAGTAGGAACAGCTAATAAGATTAAAATATCAGGAAGTGCAACAGATGCAATGATAATTGCAGGAGCAAAAACAGGATTTGCAACTAACGATGCTGGTATTATTCTTGGGATGGATGCTACCGTTCCAACACTAGATCTAACTAAGGATGCTAATAACTACGTTAGGTTCGATACAACCAGTGGTGTTGATATTAAGACAGATACTTTTAAGTTAGACACGACTTATTTCGATATCGATACATCAACTCAAAGACTTAATATATTTGATACTGCTTCAGCAGAAATAATCAGATTAGGAGAAATATCTGATGATGCTTCTGATTTATTTGGTTTAAAGATATTTGACGGTTCAGGAACAGGTAATAGTAACACTATTGCAATGTTTGGCCAACAGGGTAATAAAGTTGGAGGATGGGAAATAACAAATTCTCAAATAAGATCGATACCTTCTGCAGGTTTCGGAGAACAATACGGAGAAGATGAAGTAGGTTTAATAATACATTCATCAGGGAGATTACAAACTTCTAACTTCGCTACCAATCTTAAAGGTTGGAGAATTGACACCTTAGGAAACGGATCAGCTGAATTTGAAAATATGAGAATACGTGGTACTTTAAAGACCACTGTATTTGAAAAAGAAACAGTAAACGTAGTTGGTGGTCAATTGATGGTTACTAACGCTTCAACTATAGAAGCATTAAGAGACGCTAATGGAAATATTATCGCTGGTTCATCTTCTTATGCAGCAAACGCTGTTACTCTATCGTTAGCAAACGTATCAGGATTTAAAGAAGGAGAAATACTAAAAGTCAAATCAGTAGATGATGCTGGGTTTAGTGTTGAGTATATGTATGTTTCCGGAACTAAAAGATACTCAGAAGATGAAAATCTATCATACAATACCGGTTCAATTGACCCAGATGGACTAGCAGGTGAAATATATGTAGAAAGAGGATTTGGAGGAACACCAGCAGTTTCTTCTTCTATTTCTACTTTATCCCAAGCTATATCAACAGTAACATCAACAACAATACACGTAACAAGTGCAAATGGATTTACTGTTCAAGATATTATCAAAATTGATGATGAGAGGTTAAAAATCACTGCAATTAATAGTAATGTACTGACCGTTATAAGAGGTTATCACGATACTGCACCTAACTCACATACTGTAGGAGATGATGTATACCTTATAGATACTGATTTAGAATTTTTATCAGGGTTAGTATCAACTGCTAAACCATATAATGAAGGACAGGTAGTATTATCAACAGGAGTTTTTGATCCTGATAAAGATATATCCTCAGGATATATATTGATGAATGCTAATCCTAGAGACGTTTCTACCCCTTATATGGACATAGTAGAAAGAACCGGATCAGGAGTTTACGACTTACAGTTAAGATCTAGATTAGGAGATTTATCAGGATTATCATCAGGATATTTGTACGGAAATAATGAACCAGGATTTGGTTTATATACTGAAAATGGATTTTTTAAAGGGGCTATTACTGCCGATACAGGTTCTATTGCAGGTATACTTCATGTAGCAACTACAGCAGGAGGATTAGAAACAGGTCAAAAAATATCTATAGGTAGAAAAGTATCAGGCACAACAGGAGCTTTCAACGACGGTATATTTGTAAATAATAATAACTACTGGTATACAGACGGTGCTTGGAAAGTAGGAGGATCAGATAACTTTATATCTCTAGATAATTTTACAGACGGAAACTTAGTTATTAGAACAGAAACGTTTACGTTAGATACTCCTACGTTTATGATTTCTAGTTCACTTAACAGTGGTACTTTAACTGCAGGAACTAATGCAAGCAGTATTACCAGCGCATCAGGAGATGGCATCTATATGGACGGTACAGGTAAGTTTAGAGTAGGTACTGCAACATCTGGTAACAACTACATCTACTGGGATGGTGAAAACTTAAATATTAAAGGTGCAATAGATATCACAGGCGGTTCCGGAGTTAATACAACAGAACTAAATGAAGCAACAGCATCAACAGTATCCGCTTCCGAAGCATTTACTTCAGCATCAAATGCAGCACTTTTAAGCGATGTAACAGAAACTACAGACGAAATAGACAGTAGAATATTTACTAACGCTTCAGGTCAAGCAGTTAGGCCACCAACAGCATCTGCTTCAGGATTATATTTAGCTTCTACTAATTTAGGTTATTACGATGATGGAGCTTGGAAGACCTACATGGATAACTCAGGTAATTTCTTCTTAACTGGTTCTAATGATAATAAACTTGCCTGGGATGCAGCAAACGGACAGTTAATCATTAAAGGTTCGATAACCATTACAGGCGGAAATGCAGCAACTACTCAAAATGTTTCCGATAGTGTTGCAACAGCATCAAATGAACTTAACGATACTATAACAGAGAATTCAGCAAGTGGAGCACTAGCACTAAGCGGCTCTACCGCTACACTCCAAGATAGTGTAGATGCTGTAAATAGTTTAGCAGCAGGTAAAACCACTATCTTCCGTCAAGCTACTGAACCAACATCAACCGGTAGGGTAATCGGTGATATGTGGATTAATACTGGCAATCAAAATAGAGTTTATATTTGGATTGGAGGAGATACAGGCTTTGCAACATCTTCTGATGCTACTTACGATCAAGAAGATGCATATACTGATTTAGTGTCTAATACTTCACATTCGATTTCACTAGATACATTTACAGATAGTTCCGGTAAAATTGTAAGACCCCCAGATACTTCCTCAAACGACGCAGCTGGGTTATTTCTAGGTTCAAGCAACTTAGGATTTTATAGCGACGGAGAATGGAAGACTTATATGTCTGATAACGGTAATTTCTACTTAACCGGTAGTGGGGATAATTCATTAGTATGGAATGGAAGTAGTTTAGAAATAACCGGTACAATAAATATTAAAGCCGGTAATGCAGCTACAGTCGATAACGTAGAAACAGCTAGAGCAGCAGCAGTTGCCACTGCAAGTATTTCAGCATCTAATGCCGAACAAACAGGTGTGCGTGCCGCAGAAAGTGCTTCTAATGCCGCTTATACAGCATCTACAGAATATACAGATAATGCATCAGGCTCTATCTCAGCCTCTATCTCAGCTTCAGATTCAGCTTCTGCTGCCCTATCCCGTTCTATATCTCAATCCGACGCAGCTTTCCAAGGAGTATTAGACGGTAAGAATTCTGTATTCCGTCAAGCTACTGAGCCTAGTGATATAGGTAGGATAGCAGGAGATATGTGGATAGAAACAGATAACGGTAACAAAGTTTACATATGGGAGCTCTCCGAAGCTAATAGTTATGAAGGTGAGTTTGTTACTGCATCCGATACTACTTTTGATCAAGAAAGTCTCATCAACGATACTTCACATTCTTTATCTTTAGATACATTTACAAATGCTGACGGTAAAATTGTTAGAACTCCTAGCCCGCAAGGATCAGGTTTACATTTAGGAAGTAGTAATATAGGTTTTTATAAAGATGGGGAATGGAAAACATTTATGGCCGACGGCGGTAACTTCTTCCTTACTGGTAGTGAAACCAATTACCTAAAATGGGATGGTGGTGTTTTAACTATAGCCGGGGCAATAAATATTGTAGGTAATACAGGAAATGCTGCAACACAAGATTTTGCTAACACAGCTGCAACTGGTGCATACGATTCAGCTTCAGCAGATTTAACAGAAGCATCAGAATCTTTATCAGCTTCATCAGACGAAGCACTAAACACAGCAAATACTGCATCAATTGTAGCAGCACAAGCACAACAAGATGCCGATACAGCAATCACAAGATCAGTAGATGCGGATGGAAAAATTAGTTTTCAACCTACTCCTGCTAATAATGGTCAAGGGTTATATCAAACATCAGATCGCTTTGGTTTCTACGACAGCGGAACATGGAAAACTTATATGTCTTCTTCCGGGGACTTCTATCTCTCAGGTGACGGTAATAGCGGACTATCCTGGGATGGCTCAGACTTAAGTATAGACGGAGGTGTAATAGCTAGAACTGGATCTATTGGAGGCATAGATTTAGAAGCAGAAAAATTATACATTGGTGACGGAGATTACAGTAACGCTAATACTAACTTTTTTGTAAGTTCAAGTGGTAAATTCTCTCTTGGAGATAAGTTAGTATGGGATGGTTCAAGCTTGACCATAGAAGGAGATATTACAGTTACAAATGCAAATGATTTTGCTTCTCAAGCAGAGTTAGATAATGTACAAGGTGAATTAGATGGAGTAGTAGCAAAAACATCTTCATTAGCTAACCCAACAGTATACTCTTTCGGACCTATTGCTAATTTAGCAGCACGTTTTGCTGTTGATGCAGTTACTCCACAACAATCAGGTTTGTATTTAGGAAGTAATAACTTAGGGTATTATAGAGCCACTACCGGCAGCAACGGAGTCATAAACGGCGGAGCTTGGATGACTTATATGGATAGTTCAGGTAACTTCTATTTAACAGGCAGTGGAGATGAAGGGCTTCAATGGAATGGTACGAACGGGACTTTAACTATAGGAAATAAAGGAGTTGGTCCTACTGTAACCTATTTGTTTTCTGGTTCTTTAGATAGTAACGTATTTGATTCATCTATTACTACTACAAATACTAGAACTTCACCAATAGTTGGTAATACATTTAACAACAACAATAATAGTCACGATGAAGGTTTTCATACCTTAGCTAAGTTTGATAGATTAGACGGACCTATATTTGAATGGGACGTAGTAGCAGGCCACCAAAATCCTGCAACTTCTTTTGGGGTATATAAAGAAGCCCCAAACAGCTTTAATAGAAGTGAGATGCGTCATAGCATTTACATGCATCATACTGGTACTTTTAGAGTATATGAAAACGGAGTTCAAGTAGCAGATCAATACTATTTAATGGGTACCTCTTCTGCTCAATGGCAAGGCGATTCTGACTTCTCAGAAAATCAGCAATTTAGAATAAGAATTAGATTATTAGCTACAGGAGCAAGGTATACTGTTTATAAAGACGGAGATTATAGTAACCCACTTTTTGTCTATGATTCTGTGGATAACGGAATAACTGATCGATTTGTACGACCTGGTGTAGCTATTTACATGTCTAGTTCAAACACCAACGTTCTTATAGCAGCAATGGCAGCTGGAGCACAGCTAGGAAATACTACAAAAATATCAGGTAATATAATCTCAACAGGTAAAATATTATCAAATAATCATTCTGGAACCTCAGATGGGTCAGCATTCTCTTCTGCAGGTATGGCAATCGATTTAGACGGTAATGCTATATCAGCTAAAGAGTTTAGAATATCTTCTTACGGTGACGCAGTATTTGGAGGTGATCTATCAGCAGCAGGCGGTACCTTCAAAGGTACAATGACTGTTGGTAGCGGTACTAATATATTTGTTGCAGGAGCATCAGGGATACAATTAGGTAATGCCACTTTTGCATCTGCACCATTTAGAGTAACTCCAGCAGGAGTTTTAACAGCCCAATCAGGTACTGTAGGAGGAATTAACCTAGGTAGTACTAAACTTTTCATCGGTACGGGTACTCATAATAATAACAATACTAAATTTTATGTAGATAATACAGGTAAGTTTTCTTTAGGTAAAGCATTATCATGGAACGGCTCTACACTAACTATATCAGGTAGTATTAGTATTGTAGGATATGCAACTGACAGTGAAGCTACTACATTAGCTAGTAATGCTCAATCTAATGCTGAAAGTTTTGCCACAACACAAGCTAATACTGCTTTAACTACCGCACAGACAGAAATATCAGATCTTGCAACCTCTCTTTTAGATTTGCAGAAAAGTTCTACTAATATTGAAATAGTAGGAAGATCTTTAAGGAAGAAAGGTGGAGTTGATAATCTATGGACCGAAGAAGTACGAACTGGTATTTCTTATACAAATGGATGTGAGTTAGTATTTAAAGTAGGTAATATAGCTTCCGGTAGACGTCTAATGATTGGTATAGATTCAAACCCATCTCAAACTGTTACCTATAACAATATTGATTACCTATTCTACATCGACGGTACTGTTGCTGACGTTAGAACTAATGGTACAACTACAAATATCAACGACTTTAGTATATCTAATGGAGATATATTTAATATAGTATATGACGGTACTGCGGTTAAGTGGTACCACAATGGCGTACTGAAACACTCTGCATTAACTACCAACAATCGAACTTTCTTTATGGATTCATCGTTCTATGATGTAACAGATAATCCAATAATTACTTGGTTTGATTTCAAAGCAGCAGGTGTATCAAACGGTTCTACTATAGACGATGGATTTATAGGAGGATGGGAGATAGAATCAGATGCTATATATTCAGGGACTAAAAATACTTCTGGAAATTATAACTCATCTACAGGTATAACATTAGCTGCAACCGGTAGTATACACTCTAAAGAATTCTTTATCAACTCTGCAGGTTCAGCATCATTCCAAGGTATTGTTCAAGCAGCAGGTATTACGGGTTCATTAATTCGTGGTACAAATATGGAAGGCGGTACTATAACCGGTGGTACATTAGTAGGTGGAGCGTTAAGTATACCAGATGAAGACAATGCATTATTCTCAGTAGACGCAGAAGGTATTATGTCAGCATCTGATGCTTATATGGAAGGTAATATTCAAGCAACTTCTGGTCAAATTGGGGATTGGATAATTGACGCAGAAAGTAATGTACTAAGAGATAGCGGTAGTACAATAGTATTTGAACCTAACATACCAGAAATTCAGATGTTTGATAATGGAGAAAAGAAAGTAATTATTTCTCCTTTAGGTGAATTAACATCAACAGAAGGAGCTCCTGTATCTGCGAGTATAGATTCAATTCCAAGTAGCAACTCAGGATTTTCAGGTTGGTCATCTATAACATCAACAGGTTCTAGACAAAGTCATTATAATAGGTACCTTACTGGTCTTTTATCAAATACTTTTTCAACAGTAGGATCTGTGTTAGGACCTAAAGATGGTGATACATTTACTGCTCCTTCCGCTGGTGCATATGAAATAACCTTATCCTCTGTCCCAGGATTCCAAGTTAAAGTAGGGAGTCATACAACACCGACAGGTGATGTGACAACACCTAACTATACTCCTTCTAGTACAGGACAAACACACGGAAATTTTGCACTGCATAGAGCATTTTCTAGAGCAACACTTTATTTATGTGCTTTCAATAGTAGTAATCAAGAAGTAGGTTCTGTAGAATTAGGTACATCTACCGCATACGGCGCAACAAGTGCATATACCTATAAAATAGCATCAGGTACTGTTGGTGGTTCAAGTGACAACGATGATTTATACTTCAAATTCGCACCAATTGGATTTTCTGTAGATGGAAACTCAGCAGTTTCTTTAGTAGACGGTACTACAAAGCTAGCTAAAGATATAACTGAAGAAGATACTTTAAAAGTATGGGACGAAGATAATTCTCTATTCGTAGGAATTAAACCTACTAGAATAGGTACTAGAGAAGTACAAGAATATTGGGAGGTAGAAGCAGGAGGAAATACATTAAAAGTTTCTACCGAACACAATTTCTGGACAGATGGCGGAGGTGTAGTAAAAGTAGAGTCTATCAATCCCGACGAAACTAAAATTTATGTTGACACAGGAGAAGGTATTGAACTTGTTACTGTAACTAAAAGAGAATTAATAAGAGAACCTTTACAAGTTTGTTCTTATAAAGTACCTGAAAAAGTTAACTATATAGCTAATAACATAATTAACCATAACCCGACTTATGGTTTAACATGGGGTAATGCAACAAGATCTTCACAATCTGCTGCCTTAACTCCCCAAGCGCAACAGACCACTAAAACTGTTAACCTTCTTATAAGTGAATCTGGTGCTATACACTTTAGATATAAATGGATACTAAACGCCTCATCCGGTAGAGGTCAAACCACTAGTGCAAACGGTACTGTAACCTACCAATATAAACAACACTCTATTGGATCAAGTCAATCTAATACATTTAGTTCTTTTTCCACGTCCAGTGGAGGATACGATACAGAGATATCAGTAGCAGTTCCAAGTAACTTCGTAGAATTAAAAGCTGGTGGTTTGCAGATTGTTTCTGATTCTGATAAATTTGTAAGAGCTCCAAGATTAACCGGTACCTTAAGTGGGACTGAAACGATTTTTGAAGTAAAAGGAGGAAAACTAAAAGCAGATGCCATCGAGTCATCAGCTAACATTACAGCATTTGTTTCTTCAGATGAAAGGTTAAAAGAAAATATCATAAACTTAGACGGTTCTTTATCTAAAGTTTTAAAGCTTAGAGGTACTCGATTTGATTGGAAGGAAGGAAATGACGTAGTACATCCTTTCGAAGGAAATGATATAGGGTTTATAGCACAAGAAATCAAAGAAGTATTCCCAGAAGTAGTTGGAGAAATGAAAGGAGGGTATTACGGAGTTAAATACGAAAAACTTACCCCTATACTTGTAGAAGCTATAAAAGAATTATCTGCTAAAGTTGCCGATTTAGAGAAAAAGTTAGAATCTAAAAACTAACTACCATGGCATTACAAACATCCGGTACAATGAGTTTAGATGATATCCAAGATGAATTTGGAGGATCAAACCCTATTGCTATAAATGAATATTATAAAGGAGGTACTAATGTCCCAAGTACTTCAACTAATAGCTCAATACCGACAAGCGGGGAAATATCCTTCGATGATTTTTATGGAGGATCTGATACTACTACAAGCCCAACGAGTAGTAGTGGTGGTAACAATGGCGGGGGCAGTAACTGTTTAGCATACGGTACATTAATAGAAATGGCTGATAATACATTTAAACCTATAGAAGACGTTATAGCAGGAGATGAAGTAGTTTCTTATAATATTGAAGGTCTAAGTTTAGAAGAAGAAGCATGGATTGATTGGTATGCTAGGTATAGAGTTTTTGGAGAAAAAACTGTTTCAACTGTTGTTACAAATACTTTAGGTAGAAATGGTGCTTATTATTTGATCAATAATAATTTAAAAATTACTAACGAGCATCCAATGTTAATGAAAAAAGGTGATACTATTACCTGGGAATCTATGAAGCATTTAAGAGTAGGGCATTCTATTTTTAATTCTGATTTAGAGTGGGTTGAAGTTACAAGTATTGAACGTGTTGTAGTAGAATTCCAAACAGGAGATTTAGATGTTGAACAAGTCGATAATTATTTTGCAGGAGGAATTTTAGTTCATAACAATATGGCCCTTAAAGAACCTGATGATAAAGACTACGGCGGCACAGACAATATTCAGTAGTTGTATTTCTTAATTTAATTTCTTATATTTAAAGATTATGGTAACAGTACCAGGATGGACATATAAAAGCAGACTTGTAACTGAAATATCAGACATGCCAGAAGGTACGTATGGATTCATTTATGAGACTACTCATAGACCTAGCGGTAAAAAATACTTAGGAAAGAAAGTATTATTTTTTGAAAGAAATAAAAGACTAGGTAAAAGAGCTTTAGAAGCTTTAAGAGAAGAAAGAAAAGCTAAAGGTATAGGAGGAAGAGTACCTTTAAAACAAAAAGTAATAACAGAATCTGATTGGAAAGATTATTACGGTTCTCATAAAGATATCCTAAAATTAGTCAAAGAAGGTTCTCCAATGGACTTTGAAAGAAAGATTCTACACTATGTTAAGAATAAGAAGCAATTAACATATTTTGAGTGTAAATACCTATTTATAAATGAAGTACTAGAGAACCGTGATAAGTATATCAACGACAATATTCTAGGAAAATTTTATAGAAAAGATTTCATATAATGATACAACTAAAAGAACTTATCGGATATCCATCATTAAAATACCATTTAGATAATGGTCTGACTTTATCCGAGCATGTCTACCGTTATAGCTCTAATGCCTTTATACAATTATTCAAAGAAGCTAGAGAAGCATGGAGAGACGGTAAAATCGAACTAAACGAACAAGATACTTTATTATTAGAAACTACTGATATCGGGGAGTACGGGGACTATAATGGTATGAGAGTACCTTTAGATTTACCAATGGTATCTCCAAATTATAATCCAATGTTTGAAATCGGTAACTTAATCGATGAGATGATTGAAAATGAAGACACTATCGATGAAGCAGCTACTATAGAAGAAATGATAGACTTTGAAATGATCAAAGAACTAGTTGAATCTATCGGCGGCCAAATGAATATGGATAAATTTAGAAAAGCAGTATCTATACAAAACGAAACTTTCGATTATAACGGCTTTGAAATGTTAAAAGCTTCTGTAGATTATATACCAGAAGCAGAATATAGAGGTAAAAAAGTTGCACTTAACAAACCTAAAAGAGGTGGAAGTAAAAAATTCTACGTTTATGTAAAATCTAAAAAAGGTAACGTAAAGAAAGTATCATTCGGTGATACAGGACTTTCAGTTAAGTTTAAAAAGAAAGGTGCTAGAGCATCATTTGCCGCTAGACATAAATGTGCACAGAAAAAAGATAAAACCAAAGCCGGTTACTGGTCTTGCAATATCGGTAGATATTGGAAGTCATTAGGGGGGAGTTCTAACTTCTCTGGTTACTGGTAAAAAAAACCTA